CATCATGAGTAGCCTCGGCCGCATAGCCAAGAACGTCCTCAACACCAGGATCCATCCACACCGCAGATGCGTTAAACTTCCGCACTTTGATTCCTTTGTCGAAGAGCGTAGAATTGATCTCGCACAGGGTCCCGTGGGACATGGTCTTTTCCTGATTGACAACCAACCCTATCTGACTCCCCTCCTCCGCAATCAACCCTCGGAGATTCGTGTTCTTACGAACTTCGCGAACAAGTAGATCGTCACCGTTAATCAAACATCGGTGTCCACTCCATTCCTTGAACGAAATCTTACCTTCCCTAATAAGGCGGTCCATGCTCATATCAACTACGGTTTTGTTGATCAAACATAGAAGTGGAAACGAAAAAACGAGCCCCATGGGCTGCCCGCTATCGCAACGCACTCCGTCCAAAGTCAAATTCCCGACCACGCGTAGCGCGCGCCGTTCCTCATCTGACAAAACGTCCGCCCTCTCTTCAAGTACCTCTATAGCCGACCGAACGTACTCGGTTTTAATATTGTCTGTAGCCGCCGAGTAATCAAAACTCAGCAACTCGGCCCCGTTAAGGTTCTGAACGTGCTCATTGGTTGGGTCTCCAACAAGCAGCCAACGTCGCCTCTTAAGGCTGTCGTATAGACTGTAATGCAAAGGTCCAAGTATACGAGTAACCTCGGACGAATACACGGTAACCACCCGTGGCTTCCCAGACGAAAATACCAGTTCGGTACGAAATTCTTCTGAAAAGGCTTCGCGATTCCAGTTGCCACCATCTTTCCGTTTAAAAGATAGGGTGGCATTCCCATTGGGAACAAAAGGACGCCTTCGAGAATCCCAACCTTTATCGATATTTCTCCGAATCGCTTCTTTGAAGCGCTTAAGATGATCGGTATCGATCGGCTTTGGTTGTATCCTCTCCCTTTTCCAGCTTTCAAGCTTCGCCTCAAATAAGGGTAAACAGGATTTGCAGCATGATCTCTCAATTTTTGCTACAGTCTTGAAGCTCAATTCCCAGACTGGCTCCACGTCTGAGAAACACTGCCGCACGGCGGCGCGAAGCCCTCCGCACTTAATTGAAACCGGCGGGTCCCGGATTTGTGGTAAGCCCATCTGGCGATACCACTTTACCAAGGTCTTTGCCCTACCACAAAGGGCACGCTCAAGACGACATCCATCCTCCATCTCATCGTGCAACACCGTATAAGGGTTGTCCGTGCAGATGTCAGGCTGTGC